CTACCCCCGTTTCAGAAAATCCTGCAAGCGAGGGCTAAACGGCGAATTACTGCGGAAAATGAGGTGAGACAATGGCTGCTGACGGCAGACTGAATTTTGATACCAGCCTGAATACCGAGGGCTTCGACAAGGGTGCTGAGGAGCTTGACCGCAAGGCTGAAAAGACCGCAAAGGAAGTGACGGACACCGCCGAAAGTGCCGCAGAATCGGTGAAAAAGGCGGCTGAGAGTGCCGGTGACGTGAAGGTTTCCGTCAGCGCCGACACCTCCGCCGCTGTTTCAGCCGTTGACGCTCTGGACACGGACGTTCCGGAGGTCGATGTGCCTGTGGACGTTGATGATTCAGCAATTTCTGAAAAGTCCGCAGGTCTGGCTGAACGAATCCGTGCGGTTTTCGACGGCATCGGCGACACCTTCCGGGGAATTTCCGACAAGGCAGCGGCTCGTTTCGGCTCTGTGGGAAAGTCCGCTGATTCCGCATCAGACCGCATAAAACGGCAGTTCGCAAAGGCAGGCAAGTCCGCTGAACAGTCGATGTCCTCCAGTTGCGGACAAATCGGCAAAAATCTGGACGGCGTAAAGTCCCGGCTCAAAGACATTGCCGCCGCCGTGGGACTTGCGTTCAGCGTTCGACAGGTCGCAAACTTCGCAAAATCGGCAATTGAGACTTCCGCCGAGATCAATGCGGCACAGTCCGCCCTGACCCAGACCTTCGGGGAAATGGAGGGGGCGGCAGTCCGCTCGATCGAGCAGGTGGCTGAGTCCTCCGGAATCGTCGCAGACCGTCTAAAGGGCGCAGGTACGCAGATTTTCGCATTTGCAAAGGCTTCCGGAATGGACGCTCCGCAGGCGCTCGACATGATGGGCGACGCTCTGCAAGTGGCGGCTGACAGTGCGGCGTACTACGACCGCAGCCTTGAGGAGACTTCCGAAACGCTCCGGTCATTCCTCAAGGGCAACTATGCGAACGATGCGGCGCTGGGTGTGTCATGCACCGAAACTACCCGAAATATAGCCGCAAACAAGCTGTACGGCAAGTCCTTCAAGGACCTGTCCGAGGCGCAGAAGCAGCTTGCGCTCCTGCAAATGGTGAAGGACGCTAACAAACTGTCCGGCGCTGAAGGACAGGCAGCCCGTGAAGCAGAGGGTTGGGAGAACGTCATCGGCAACCTGAAAGAGGTCTGGCGGCAGCTTATGGCGGTGGTGGGTCAGCCCATGCTCCACATCGCCACAAGTGCCGTAAAATCGCTGACTGCGGCGCTTTCCGTCCTCCTGGAAAAGGCAAGGGCGGCGGTGTCGGCACTGTCGGCGCTGTTCGGCTGGGAGACCGACCAGACAGCCGCCGCAGCCGCTAATATAGCCGAAAGTGTGGCAAATCAGGACGACCTGACGACTGCCGTCGAGGAGACAACCAAGGCGGAGGACGGCTCGCTTGCGGGGTTCGACAAGCTGAACACGATCAGCTCCAAAAACGCTGAATCAGCAGAGCCGGAAACTGCCGCAACCGTCGGTATATCGCCAATTGTGGCGACTGACAAGACCGAAAAGGCGGCAGGTGAACTGACGGATAAAGTTCAGAAATTTCTGAAACCCGTTCAGCTTGCCTGGGACGCAAATTCCGCCGATCTCATGGCACAGGCTCAGCACGCTGTAAATGGCGTGAAATCGCTGTTTTCCTCGGTCGGAAGCAGTTTCGCTGAGGTCTGGGAAAATGGCAGCGGCGAGGCACTTTTAAGCGGTGTATTGGTGGTTTTCGGCGATATTCTGGGAACTATCGGGGATATCTCCACCGCCCTGAAAAATGCCTGGGACGACGGCGGCAGGGGTACGGCTCTGGTGCAGTCATACTTCGACCGGCTGACCTCGGTTTTAGCGCTGATTCACGCCGTTTCTGACGCTTTCCGGACTGCCTGGAATGACGGCACAGGTGAACGAATTTGCGCCAATATCCTGGAAATTCTCACGAACATCAACAACGTCTGGACGAACCTCCGGACGCAGTTTATCAAGGCGTGGCAGGAAAACGGTCGTGGAGCGGCTATTTTCAGCGGAATTCTGGGTATCGTCGAATCAATTTTGACTACCGTCAATCGCCTTACCGGTGCAACGGCAAAATGGGCTAAAAACCTCGATTTTGCGCCGCTTCTGGACTCCGTTCACACGATCCTGGACGCACTCCGACCGCTGACCGACAACATTGGCGACGGGCTGGTGTGGCTGTACGAAAACGCCCTCCTGCCGCTTGGAAAGTGGACGGTAGAGAAGGCAGTTCCGGCATTTCTGAAACTGCTTGCATCGGCGATAAAGGTCGTAAATTCGGTAATTATCGTGCTTCGACCACTTGCGGAGTTCCTGTTTCAGAAATTCCTGAAACCCCTTGCACAGTGGACTGGCGGAGTCATCATTTCTGTACTTGACGGCATTTCTGCGGCGCTGTCCGGGCTTGCGGACTGGATCATCAAGCACCAGTCGCTCCTGGAAAATCTGCTCATCGTCATTGGCTCAGTAGCCGCCGCAATCGGCGTAGTTTCGGGCGCTCAGGCACTCGGCGCACTCCTTGCACAGCTTCCCGTTCTGCTGGCTCAGATCGTTGCCCAGACCGCCGCCCTCATCGCAAACGCTGCCGCCTGGATTGCCGCAAATGCGCCGATAATCGCCGTAACAGCGGCAATTGCGGCAGTCATTGCAATCGGTGTTCTGCTCATCAAGCACTGGGACGAGGTTAAGGCGTTCGCCCTGGGTGTCTGGGCTGAAATTCAGCAGAATCTCTGGGATTTCTTCGATAACGTCCGGGCGATTTTTGACGGTATAACGGCATTTTTCCGGGCTGTCTGGGCGAGTGTCAAGCTGATTTTCGCAGGTGTGGGGAAGTGGTTCTCGGACAAGTTTGAAGCCGCCGCAAAGGGCATCAGGACGGCGTTCAGCTTCGTGAAAGCCTGGTTCGGTGAGCGTTTCAAGGAAGTTACGGCAGCGTTTTCAGAAATTCCTGACTATTTCAGCAGGAAATTTCAGTCCGCCCGTGACGCTGTTACCGGGATCTTCTCCGGCATCGGTGAGTGGTTCTCAGACCGCTACAATGACGTAACATCGGCATTTTCGGCAGTCGGTAGCTGGTTCTCCGGCAAATTCTCAGAGGCTTGGTACGGCGTTTCTCAGGCGTTTAACGGCGTAGGTGCATTTTTTGGCGAAATATGGGGAAATATCCGTGATATTTTCTGGAACGTCGGCGGCTGGTTCGCCGATAAATTCCGGAGTGCCTATGACAATGTGACCGGGGTCTGGGAGGACATTTCCGGCTTCTTTTCGGGGCTTTGGGACAGCATCGGCGACGGAGCTGTTGAGGGCGTTAACTGGCTGATTGATGCGCTAAACGGCTTCCTGGAAGCTATCGAAAACGGCGTGAACTGGATAGTTCAGGGGCTTAACTTCCTCAGCTTCGACGCTCCGGACTGGCTGGAGGAGGACTTCGGAATTTCGTCATTTGGCTTCGACCTGCCGGAGATCGGTCTGCCACGAATCCCACACCTTGCTCAGGGTACTTATGTTCCGGCGAATTATGGCGAATTTCTGGCGGTTCTGGGCGATAACAAGCGTGAAGCTGAGGTGGTTTCGCCGGTGAGCGGAATCGAAAAGGCAATGGAAAACGTCCTCAGCCGTCACAATTTCGGTGGAAACATCGAGGTCGTCTGCGTCCTTGACGGCAAGGCGATCGGGCGTGCGGCGGTGAAGGCTGTAGACGAGAACAACCGCCGGAAGGGAGGCTGAAATGAACGCAATTCTGGCTATAAATGGCGAATATCCGGGCATTGAGCCTATGACCATACAGGTCACAAAGTCCGACCTGTATTCAGATTCTTCTGAACGTTCTGCCGAAACCGGGCGGCTTTTGCTGTACCCGATCAGGCTGGGCGTTTACAGCATCGAGCTGGAGTATCTGGGCAATGATAGTGAGATTGCAAAGATCGAGGAACTTCTCGATTCTACGCAGTTTCCGGTGACGTTTCTGTACAACGGTGAGTACCTGACAAAGACCATGTACTCCTCCGACCGGGTGAACGTGACCGAGCGAATCCAGAACGGCGTGGGGCGGCATCGGCTCAGCTTCAGCCTTATCGAAATTTAGGAGGTGCGAAATGTACGAAGTTTCCCCGGAATTTCGGGAAAAACTGCTCGCCGGGGCGGTGCAGAGCATCAGGGGAACGCTGACCCTTGTGGACGGCTCTGACCCGATCACCCTCGGCGACAGCAACCTCATCGGCTCGCCGGAGGTCGAGATGCAGTGTACAGAAAACGCTGAAAATTTCGGGTTCGGACAGCTTTACACTGGCTCGGTGGCGCTCACTCTCGACCTGCCTGACCTGATGCGTGACCAGCTCAGGGGCGGCAAAATTACGCTGGAAAACGGCATTGACGGCGAATATGTCCCCCTGGGCGTGTGGACGATAACCGACCCTCAGCGTGACAGCGCAGGGCGGCTGAAAGTCACGGGTCTGGACTGCGTTTCCCGGCTGGACGTGCCCATTAAAAACAGTGGCGCTTGCGGCGCATTTATCGGGCTTCGGCTGGAAATCGTCAGCGAGTTGACCGGTGTCGAATTTGCTCAGACGCAGGCTGATTTATACCAGATTTTCGGGCAGAAAGCTAACCGGTACGGCTTGAATTTTGCGCCGAACTGCCGGCAGGAAGTGGCAAACATCGCCCGTGTTCTGGGCGGATTTGCCTGCGCTGACCGGTTCGGGCGCATCGAGTTCCGAAGGTACGGCAGTTCTCCGGTGTGCGAAATTCCCGAAACTCTGCGATTTTCTGCGGATTTGAGCGAGTACGCCTGCGCCGTCACAGCACTGACCTACACCGATGATTACGGCAGCGACACAACCGTAAATTTCCCAAAATCCGCACAGGTCAACACCGAGCTGAATCTCCATTTTTCGGGGAATAACTTCTTCTTTGGTGAGGGCAGCTTCACGCCGCTTCTGGAGCAGATCGCCGGGGAACTGTCGCAGATACCGGTCTGGACACCCGGCGAGGTGCGCTACTACGGCGACCCCACCCTTGACCTGGGCGACCTGGTGACTCTGACCGGCGGCAAGACCGGCACGGCGTTCCTGATTACCGCTATCCGGTGGAAGTTCCGTGCGCCGCAGACCCTAATTTCTGCCGGTGCAGGGGACGTTTCGTCAGGCTCAAACAGCAGTTACACATCGGGTGTGTCATCGGCGGCGGTGACTATGAATATTACCAAATCAAACTGCCTTATCGACCTTGATATTTTCGAGAATCCACCTGTTACCGGGATTCAGGAAGCCGGGGAAATTATCCTCGGTGTGCGGAATTCTACCACAGTTCTGATACTTGTCAGCGCTATTGCGGAGGGCGGCGAGGTTCACGTTTTGGTGGACGGCGTGATGCAAACCGTTTTCGACTGCACCGATTTTCCGGGGCGCAGAACCGTGAGCCTGACAGTGCCGGTGAATCTGACTGCCGGACAGCACCGCATCAGTGTTGAGGTCATGGACTGCACCCTGCACCGGCTGAGTGCGTCCGTCTGGGGTCAGGATATTACCACGGACATCGGACAGCCCACGTTTGCTGACCAGTACACATTCGCTGACGGCATGATTCTGAAATACCGTGGAAATGCCACAAGTCCGGTGATTCCGGACACCATTGACGGCGAGCAGGTTCGCATCATCGGCGGCGGAGCATTTGAGAACTCCGGTGTGGAATTTACCAAAATACCGGAAGGAACGGAGGAGATACAATGACAGGAACAGGAACAAGTGCAGACCCCTTTATCCCGGAGAACTGGGACGAACTCATAACTGCCTGCGGAACGTCTGGCGCAGTAATCTCTCTGCCGGAAGGCGGCGAGTGGGATATGAATGAGCAGTACCCCGGCAACACGCCAACTGTCAACCTAAACGGTTGTAAGATAAATGGTAATGGCTTCAAAATTCGTAATTTGAGAGTGAAAGATAACAGCATTTTTACTTTATCCAAGACCTCAACAATCAATGATGTTGACTTTGTAAATCTGTATTCTTCGCCAACAAATAACAGATACCTCTTTGACAACATCTATACACTATACTTAAACCGTGTCAGAGTTGCAGGCGAATTGGTAAACTGGGGGCTTTTTGGCAGTTCGGCAGGGTGTTGGTGTGATGCTTGTAGTTTTAATATGCGCCTTACAAATGCGGACTTTGCCAAACAAAATGCTCGTTTTGAAAACGGAACAAATGTTAAGCTGACTGGCACGACAAGTTCATCAGAATTTCAAGCTGGTTCATACGGCTATGAATCGCAAATAGAAGGCTCAATTTTATCAACAAGGGGAAACTCAGTGTTTACAGCATACTACAATAATTTCGGGAAAATCAACATTGGTTTGTCTGGGTTTGCGGAGGTCAAAACAAGCACAACATACAACACTGTAATCAATACAAGCGTTATAGATGCTACAACAATAAGCAGCCAGCTCATTCAGGCAACTGCTGACCAGATGAAAGATGCGGACTGGCTGACCGAACACGGCTTTCCTGCATACTGGGGGTGATGTAAATGGAAATAGTGTCACTCCTGCCGCTTGAACAAGGCACAATTTCTGGCGGTGTCAATACGGATAGTAACACACGATGCCGTACTCCTGGGTATTTTGACTTAGAGGGCAATCCGCAAAGCGTACAGGTAAATTTCGCAGGAACAGGCGGTACGCTTCAAATATCTTTCATAGCGTTTGACGCAAATAGCAATCGTGTGCATTCGTTTTACTGGCACAACTCCGGTACTACAATTGACATATCTGAGTATGCTGAAAACATAGCAAAATTCCGCTGTGTAATAAAGTTTTCAAACGATGCCACCATTACACCTGAAAACATTACAAGTGCGGAAGTCAGGTACAGTAAAGGCTGGTACGTTGACGAAGAAGATAATCTTACAAATGACGAATTACAAACGCTTCTGCCGTCTATGGAGAAACCTTACCCACTGTCTTTGTGGCGAGTTGAAAATGGGGTATTGACCAACGGACTGCTGGCGAAATTTCCTGCTGATGCAGGCGCATTTGAGAATGCTTCCCGTTTATCCCGTGTGGCTATCCCGGAGAGCGTGAAAACTATCGGTGATTCGGCATTCCGGGGAACGGCTCTGACGGTGGTGAGGATTGCGGCAGACTGCACGTTCGGGGAGGGAAGCTTCCCGGAAAACTGCCGTATACTGCGCTATCCGGCACACACTCACGGTCAGATCACTGACGGCGGCGGACGGGTAGTCCTTGACCGTCAGGGACGCAGAATTTATGCAAGGAGGAGCGACAATGGCTGATGAAATTGTCCGCATCGAGGCGGACGCTGAGGAGATAGACCAGGTGATAAATACCCTGAAAAACTGCGATGTACCGGGGCATATCGCCGACACCACCAACAACCCCCACCAGGTCACGAAAGAGCAGGTGGGGTTGGGGAATGTGGATAATGTGGCGACTAAAGATGTGCTTGCGGAGTTGGTGGATAGTGGGGCGAAGAACCTATTGAAAATCACGGGAACAAGTCAGACAATTAGAGGTGTGACTTTTACTGTAAACGATGACGAGACTGTGTCTGTGGATGGTACTAACAGCACATCTTCAAGCGCTGTATTCTATCTCAATATTCTTCCGGCTGATACAGCGTCTAACTATAATGGCTGTATATTGACCGGATGCCCACAAGGAGGCAGCACATCAACATATCGGCTTTCGGTTCAACTGAATTCCGGCTCATTCACCGTTTATGCATCTGATATAGGGGGTGGTTCTACGATTCATGATGTTCCTTCGGCAGATTGCAGAGTTGCTATAGTCGTTTATCCCGGAGCAACAGTAAACAATTTGATTTTCAAACCTATGATATGTACAAAAGCCGCCTGGGATATATCGCAGGCTTATGTGCCGTATCGTCCAAGCTACGATGAACTTGTGGCGAGAATCGAAGCTCTTGAGCAGGCGGCAGGTATTAACACCAGGAGTGTGGCAACCCTCGCCACCGAAACGGCGGCTGATGCAACTGAGACAGAGGGCGGGGAGGTAAGATAATGGATAAAATTATCAGTATCATTTCTGCGGCAGTATGCGGCGTTTGCGGCTTCCTCTGGGGGCAGGCGGACGGCTTTTTATATGCTCTCATGGCATTTATGTGCATCGACTACATTTCCGGCGTAATAGTTGCTTGTGTGTGCCATGAGCTGTCCTCAAAAGTAGGTTTCCGGGGACTTGCTAAAAAGTGCATGATACTTATGCTTGTAGTCGTCGGGCATCTGCTTGACGCTCATGTTCTGGGCGGCGGTTCGGTGTGCAGGTCTGCGGTGATTGGCTTTTACATAGCCAACGAGGGCATATCAATCCTCGAAAACTGCGGCGCTATCGGGATTCCGCTGCCGAAGAAGCTGCTCGATGTGCTTAAACAGCTAAAGGATAAGGAGGAATGAACTATGGACGAAAAAGCGCTTAAAATCGTCAGAAACTATATTACAGCACACCTTGACAAGTCTGACGTAGAGCCGGTTTTTGAGGTGTACACCGTCTGGAAGTGCAAGGCGCTCCAGAACTGGAAGTATCTGCTTTCAAGCACTCTGCCTGACGGTATGTACTACGAACTCACCTACAACGGCGACAAGCAGGAATGGTATCTTGATGCGTACAAGAAGTTTGAGAATATTGTTGTAAAGGAATGATGTTATGAACTCGCCATATATGGGAAAATTCCGGGTCACTCAGACCCAGCACAGTCAGCACGACGGTCTTGACCTTGTGGGACTGGACTCCAAGGAGATACACAGCACAGTCAACGGCACAGTCCACTATGCCGGCTGGGAAAACCCGGCAAACCACGCTCAGGGCTTTGGACAGTACGTCTGCGTCAAGTCCAATGACGGCAAGTACTACTATTACGGACATCTGAGCGAGATCAGGGTGAGCGCCGGTCAGTCCGTCAAGATCACCGACGTTATTGGCATCGAGGGCAGCACCGGCTACTCCACAGGCTCACACTGCCACTACTGCGTCCGCCCTCAGTTCGCAAAGGGCAATGCCTTTAATGTTAGCGCAATTTCCGGCATTCCAAGCGCTCTGGGGGATTACGATGACGGGTATCGTCCTGGCTCAGCTTCGGCGGCGAAAAAGTCCGTGAAAGTGGCTCTGACGGTCGATGACCACACCTACAGCGGACTGCTCACCGAGGATTGAGATTAGCTATTTCTGAAACGGTTTCAGTTTCCTTAAATAGAATTTCAGAAATTTCTGTACAAAAATTAAGGGTCTCTCTGCTCAGGCAGGAGACCCTTGTTTTTTATGCTGGTATAATCAGCCAGCCTTTTTCGTGGATAATTATGTTTTGGGTAAGGCTGCATGAATACTCCCCAACCCTAAACAAAATCTGTTCCAGCGGCGGGGAGTTATTGGTGTCGGTTAGGTTGATGCAGATCGTGGCGGACTGGTCGTCGATAATGATGCGGTCAATGACGGTGGACACAAGCTTGCTGAGGTCGCCTTCCTGAGCGGTGGCGATGATGTACTCCAGGGCAAGGCGGAACTGTTCCTGGCTGAACTTCGGCGGTGCAGCGGACACGTCCTCCATACGCTTACTGAGGGACTTTTTCTCGGCTTCAAGTGCTTCGATAGTGTCCTTTAGTGTCGGGCTGTTGATGCCGCTCAGAACGGCGTTAACGGCGTTTTTCAGGCGCACCTCAACGTCTGCAAGTTCATGCTCGATGCACTCACGCTCAGCAGGCGGCTCGCATTTTGCATACTCCGCATACGCCGCCGCAGCCAGTTCTTCCAGCTTGTCACCGGTCAGATGATGCATGAGGGCATCACGGACACGATCGTGCAGAACGTCCGCCGGGATACGAAGCCCGCAATGCTTGTGGCACTGGTAATAGTGATACTTGCCATGGCTCATGCTCACACCGCAGACCGCAGCGCCGCATTTTGCGCAGGTCATATGCCCGGTGAGGACGTAGTGATAATCGGTCTTGCACTCTCTCGCCCTGTGGACAGAATCCGCCTTGACAGCCTGGACCTTGTCGTACAGCTCATGGGAAATGATCGCCGGACAACTCTGCACCATATCCACACTTTTGAGGGTGTATTCGCCGATGTACAGCCGGCACTGGAACATATAGGACAGATTGCCCTTGTTCCAGGGATTGCCGGCGGCGTTAGGAATTCCTCTGCGGTTCAGGTCAGCGACGATATGTGCTTGCTTCTCGCCGGAAGCGTAGCGCTCGAATATCTCCCTGACGATCGGAACACGCTCCTCGTCGAGGGCGATCATGCCGTCCCTGACAGCAAATCCGAAGGGCGGACGCTTGCCGATGAACCTGCCCTTGCGGAAGGACATTTCACGTCCCCGGCGGAGTTTGCGTCCCAGCTCAGCGGAATAGAACTCGTCCATGCCCTCGATGATAGCCTCCATGAGGATACCTTCTGGCGTGTCGGAAAGCTGCTCCGTAGCGGAAATAACGCTGACACCGTTCTGGCGGAGTTTCTTCTTGTAGAGGGCGCTGTCATAGCGGTTTCGGGCAAAGCGGTCGAGCTTGTAGACGAGGACGGACTCAAAGTGACCGGACTCGCTGTCGGAGATCATGCGCTGAAACTCCGGGCGCTTGTCGGAAGTTCCGGTCATGGCACGGTCGATGTACTCGCTGACTATCTCAAGCCCGTTGCTTTCAGCGTACTGCCGGCAGACATGAAGCTGTCCCTCGATAGACTGCTCGTTCTGCATCACGGAGCTGTAGCGTCCGTAAAAAACTACTTTTTTCATAAATTCCTCCTTGATTTTTTGGGGGAATCGTGATATACTAATTATGTGAGGATTGTGTACATCACAATTCCTGTCCCCTGCGGTATTGCGAGTACCGTGGGGGATTTTTTTTTTTTATTTTCTTCTGTTGTAATAATAAGCAATGTGCATTTTCAGGATATTATCCATTTTGTCAATAAAGGAAAGTTCCGCAAGGACGGTATTTCCCTTGCTGAGAAAATCGTTTGTCATATCCTGACCTATGCCTCTGTAGCAGTAGCCCAGTTTAACATCACCGTCATAAATAACGACTGCATCAGGATCATACTCATTGCCAGGCTCTTGCATGAGTGTGAGCTTATCTTTCAGATGAAGGGCGGAGAAGTCTGGTTCACTGCCGTCAATAATGCATATCTGGATATGCTGGTACTCCTTATAAAGACGCTGACCGTCTTCAAGTTCTGTGGGAAAACGGCATTCATCATTTGAAAGAGATTGAATATCAGGCGGATCAATATGAAGGCTGCTGATGTGTGAGACATCATTTTTCTCAGATTTTGGAGTATTCTTTGCTGAAGACTTTTTCAGCGCCAGTATACACAAGAAAAGAACGACAGCACATATAACAAGAAATACGATCGCAGTGGTTCTTGCATCGCCCTCAGAAACGATCGCACCTAACAAACAAATCACTGTCAGAAAACCAAACAAGACAGCAATAATCGTAAGAACGACAGTGACTAAAGTATTCTTCATTTCAGGGTCCTCCTTTCTGCCTGCTACAGTTTTTTGATAACAGACCTGACAAGCCCGACGATCTGTATTCGAGCCATTTCCTTGCCCTCGAAAACTTTGGGCGGATATTCCGGATTGAAGCTTTTCAGAACGATCCGGTTTTTCTCATGGTAAAACCTCTTGACGACAAAATCCTCGCCGTCAATCATAACAACAGCGACTTTTCCGCTGTCAACGTCGGACTGCTTGCGAACCTGTATAATATCGCCCTCCTCGATCTTCGGGTACATACTGTTTCCGACGACCCTGATGCCGATAGTCTCCTCCGCCTCGCTGTCGGAGTCGATGTACAGCGGCATATAGTCCACAATATGGTCACTTGCCGACGCTCCGAAACCGGCAGACACACTCTCGTATATTGGTATCTGCCTGATCTTGCCCTGGTCAAGGACGTAGAGTTTGTCAGACTGGGGCTGTTCTTGTGGGTCTTCCCAGCCCATTAAGTACTTTGCGCTGGTATTTGTGGCTTTTGCAATAGCTTCGATGCAGTCAATAGGAATTTTCTTTGTTTCGCCTGTAGCGTATCTTTGAAGTGATGATTTTGCGATTCCTGTTCTTTCACCTAACTCAGCATAAGTTAGCCCAGATTGCTCAATAGCCTGACGTAAACGTTTTATTCTTTCGTCCATTGGTACACCTCCTTTTATAGAACATTATAACACACAAATCCCACTTTTGCAATAGAAAATCAAAAATAATTTTCAAAAAATCCCAAAAAAGGGTTGACAATTTGAAAGAAGTGTGGTATTATATACTTATCCCAAAACAGGGATAGAAAGGAGCTGATACTATTGCTCAATGCTAATCTGCTTAGAGGAGCTATCGCAAGAGCAGGAATGAATCAGTATGAATTCGCTGTAAAGCTGGGAATCACGCCAAATACATTGACTTCTAAACTCATGGGACGTACTTCTTTCACATTAGATGAGGTTGACAAAACTTGCGAGATACTTGCAATTACAGATAATTCTGAAAAATGCGATATTTTTTTAAGCACTCCGTCCCTAATTAGGGATAAAGGCGAAAGCGAGGAAACCGCATAGAAGGAGGTGAAAGAAATGCAGGTCATAGATACCAATACATTCAACAGGCTGAAAAAAGGCGATACAACCGGCTTCATGTCACACACTGAAGCGGACATTGCATTCTGTGAGTATCTTGCGTGCTGCGGATTTTCCGCTGAGAGCATCGACGAGGAATACAGGAAAAGCGGTCTGATGCGTGAAAAGTGGAATAGACAGCAGTCCGGCACTACCTACGGCGCTCTTGTTATAGAAAAGGCTATGCGAAAAACTGCTGAATAAAGATGCAAGCCGCATCTGATGAACGCAGAAACGGCTTGTATCAATATCAGTCTTTAAGGAAAGAGTCGAAATTCTTGATTTCTTTGTAGTGTTTATATGCGTCCTCGAAGAAATCATCAAGAGTTTCAAGCTGAAGAAACGGGTCGCCGAAAAGTTTTTCATCATTCATGCGGCGGCAGTATTCCTCAAATTTGGTTTTAGCATAGACCATAGCAAGATCATAAGCTAAGTCTTTCATTATTCTCACCTCCTCCCTTACATTATAGCAAGAGGCGGTGAGACTGTCAAGGAGGAACACAAATGAACAACCTAATCAAAATCGACACCAACGCCACCGACCGCCCCACAGTCATGGGCAGGGAACTTCACAAGGCGCTGGAGATCAAAGAGAAATACACACAGTGGTTCAAGAGAATGTGTGAGTATGGATTCACCGAAAATTCGGACTATATAATGCTTTCCGTGAAATCGGAAACCAATAATCCTAAGAATCCTTACACCACAATCACCGACCACCAGCTTACCATTGACATGGCGAAGGAGATATGCATGATACAGCGCACCGAGGTGGGCAGGAAGTGCAGGCAGTATTTCCTCGATGTGGAAAAGCAGTGGAACAGCCCCGAAGCTATCATGCACAGAGCGCTTTCCCTCGCTGACCAGAGAGTGAAACAGCTTGAAATGGAGCGTGCAAACCGCCCCATAACAGCGGAGCAGGAAAAACAGCTCAGAAACGAGGTTATCATAAAGGCGATCGACCTGTGTACCTGCGGCAGAGTTTACCTCGCAGTTGGCATAAAAGTCAGAATAGCTATCGACAACTATATCTGCGACAGACAGAACGTCAGGACTATGTATGATCTTGCGGTATGGCAGTTCGATTCAGCCCTTGAAATGTGCCGTAAGTTCAAGCCCGACAAGGAACTCCGTGCAATGATCGACGCTGAGCGAAAGGCTCTTAAAGGAGACCCCACATGAAAGCAAACATCAAAGTAACCGTGACCGACTGCCCCGGCGAGGTAAGCGCATTGAAAGCCCGGAGTTTGGCAAGGCTTGTGGAAGCGTTCTTCGCTGTCCCCGGCAACATGGAGCGCTTCGAGAAGTGGCAGGCAGAGAGGACTAAGGAGGAGCAGGAAAATGGTAATGGATAAGGGCGAGATACTTAGAGACTACAAAGCGGCACGTCACAAGCTGGAGCAGGTGAAGATACTTGCAGAGCTTAATGACTGCACTCCTGCCGAGATCGTCGGAGTGATAGCCGAGCAGACAGCTAACAAGAGTACTCTTTCAAGGCTGATAGGCGAATACGGCTGTGAGCCGCCGATCGTGAAGAAACCCAAGCACAAGCCTGCAAATGAGCCGGCAATGGCAGTTCTGGAAGATGATCGTGAAATCACCGTCACTGAAGCTGTAGACCGCCTGCGCCGTGAACTGGACGAACTTGATCGCAGGCAGTATGAACTGGACATGGAGAAGGCGGACTTCTACAGACTGCTCTGGGAAATGCTCGGAGGTGTATCATGACTGACTTCGACAAAGCCTGTTACCTCGCCGGTTGGGTGGAGAACCACATGAGGCTGGCGGTGATAATCACCGCAGAGGAGATTCTCGATAAACTCAGCCAACCGGGGGAACTGGACTGCTACTACCGCATTGCAAAGGAGAGATACCCATGAAAACCAAACTCTACCGCCTGACGCTGGCGAACGCCTGGGGCGAGCAGTACATCGTAACGCTTCCGGCGGTCAGTCTGGACGAGGCACTGAGCCGAATCACACTTGACCCCGGCTGGCATCTCAGCAGATTCTCGATAATGGGGGTGTGCATCGCATGAACCCTATCATCGGAACGCTTATCCTGTGCCTTGTGCTGTGCGAACTGTACCGCAAGATGCAGGAATTTGCCGGGGAATTCAAAGCCTACCGCAGCCGCTTGAAACGTGTCCGCAGACTGCGCCGGACTATCCAGACCGACACCTTCCTCCGGGACACCGCAAGCAATGACGTGACCCGTGAGTACTATGCGGAGCAGGTGCGGAAACTTACCGAAACCCTGCAAGAGTGTGAATAATCCGTGAATGGAGGTGAGAAACGTGAACGAGGTTCAGGAGAAAAACAGCATGAATCCTGCGTCAGATGATTCAGACATCATTATACTTGCCGGAAGAAATGCTAAAAAAATCTCGCCGGAAAACAGGAAGAAGCTCTTGGATATGGCGAGGAAAATATTTAAGGAGGAATTCAATCATGACTGAGGTACAGGAAGAAAAGTGGCGCTTCGTGAACGCACACGTTGCACCGATGTGCATGGAACTTGACAGCAGCATCGACAAGCTGTGGTACTCCGTCACAAATGAAGTGGAACTGGTAACTATCCAGCGCCACAACAAGTCTGTAGTCCGCATCGACGTTACTGCCGACAGCTTAGCGGCTCTGGCAAGGGACGTGCTGAGGACTTTCTGAAAGGGGTGAGAACGTGAAAGACGAATTCCACATTGATGTGATTTTCCGGCGAAAAACCGCCTACTGCCGCAACGTGACCGGCGAAGAACCGATAGGAACGATTATGCTGACCACAAAGCGCTGTGACGTTGAAGCGGTTCTGTCGGAGTACAATGTCAAGGCTTACCGCATCGTCTGGTGCAGTTTGCCGCATCAGACAATGCAGGATTTCTGCGATATACCGGCACACTACTATGAATAAAAAAAGCTCCCCGAAGGGAGCAAAACAAAAAAACACCACCAATATTATATCAAATCAGGGAGGGAATGTCAATGGAAAAAGACAAATATTTCGCCATTTACGGCATCAAGGGCAAAGTTCAGCAGGCGGTTTCCGGAAGGACCGCCGAGGCGCTGAAACTGTTCTGCGAGCAGTCGGCGGAGTTTACTCAGGCTGTGGAGCAGTCCGGCAAGTCATATCAGGACTGCCTTGACAGCATCGAAAAAGCAGTTCACGGCAGAAAGAGCGTCAGCGACTTCGAGGTTTTCAAGGCAGCGGCAGAGTTCTACTTCACCGGCGCTGAGATACACTTTGATATGCGCATCGACCTGGGCGAGAATGAGGATACACCGCCTGTTACCGTGTCTTTCGACGATCTTCTGGACTTCTGAGGTGTGGTATGAAGAAGTCAAGGAAAGAGGAACTGCTCAGCAGCTTCCCGGCAGTTCCCGGAGAATTTATGGAGCAGATGCAGGGCAGAGGTGCGGCGAATTTCGTTGTACTCCTTACCAGATACGAGGGCAGCGAGCTGTTCGCAAGATGCTTTCACAGGTACGCAAACGGCATTATCGCAGAGCGTCAGCGCTATGTATTCGCCAGGGACGGCAGATGCAGATACGGCGTGGATTATCGCCAGAAATGGACAGTCCGCTCGGAGTTCCGTGAACCGGTTTTCTGCATGGCAGGATATAGCTACACATTCGACAACAGCTACACGCTCCTTAATGCCTCTGCTGTATCACATAGCTGCATGAAGTATGCGCCGTTTGACAAGCATTCGTCGCTGATGTTCATTGAGTTCATGGGTCTTTACTGCAATCACCCGAACGTGGAGTACCTGATAAAAGCAGGGTACGATTCACTTATTCACGAGGAATATGACGGCTTCTACGGCACAAGAATGACGCTTTCAGTCTCGGCACGCATCAACTGGAAGTCCAACAACCTGCTGAAAATGCTCGGACTTAACAGGGCGGAATTCAAGGCGCTCAGAGGGCAGGAAACGCTGTATGAAAGGTACATTATGTTCAGGGACGCTTACCCGAAGCTGAAGCCGGAGGAACTGTTAAGCGCCGCAAGACTATTCAGATATGAGCGTGGAACTGCCGAAAGACTGTGCCTTGCAACGGGGCTGAAATTCGCAAGAATTATCCGTTATCTGGACGAGCATGGAGTCAGCGGCAGAGATTATGCCGACTACATCGACCAGTGCCAGCAGCTCCGCTATGATCTCAGCGACACGGCAGTTTCGCTCCCACATGATTTTGTGGCGATACATACACGTCTGAGCAGTATCATAAGGCATGGAAACAGTGAGGAGATAACGAGAGTTTTCCGTGAGAATATGGAAGTGCGGAAAGCGCTTGAATATGCGGAAAACTCCCTGTTTGTCAGACAGCCGCAGACCTTCGATGAGATCATCGCAGAGGGCGACGCACTGTGTCACTGTGTTGGCGGATATGCAAAGCGTCACGCTCTCGGAAAGCTGCACATCATGTTTATCAGAAGCCAAAGTGAGCCGGAAAAACCACTGTATACCATGGAAGTTGACACCTGCGGAAATATAGTGCAGGTCAGGGGCATGAGAAACAGCGCTCCGGACGATGAGGGCAAGGCGTTCGTGGAAAGATACCGCACATACCTTGCAGAAGTATTCGCAAAAACCCGCCGTGACCCGGCAGAAAGGAAAACCGCATGAACGATATAATATCCGAAAACTACACCAAAGCCGTCGCCCTGCACCGCAGGATTTGCGCCAATGCACAGTCCGCACAGGAGAGCCTTTTTGAGGTGTGCAGGGGGCTGAAAGAGATGCGTGACGGCAAGCTTTACAAGGAGCTGGGATATTCAGAATTTGGCGATTATACGCAGAATGAACTGGGTATTTCAGACAGACAGGTTTACAAGTACATCTCAATTACTGAAAATCTTCCAGAGAATTTAGTGAACCCGGGTTCACGAATTGGAATGTCAAAACTCTACCTGCTTTCCACACTCAGCGAGGGCGAGCGTGAAGAAGTGATGCAGACGACTGATGTCGAAAAAGTCAGCAAACGTGAACTTGAAGCAAAAATCGCAGAGGTTCGCAGTCTGAAAGCACAGGTGGATTCCCTCACCGCTGACCGTGACAGGGTGCAGGAGAAAGTGAAGTCCCTGGAATCCCAGGTGGAGGAACTTGAAAACCGCCCGGTCGAGGTGGTTGTGCAGGAGTCCCACGAAGTCGAGAATATGCGCCTTGCAATGGAGAAACTGAATGAGGACATCGCAAAGCAGGACGCTCAGATGCGCCAGGAGTACGAGGACAGGATCCGCTCCCTGAAAGAGCGCCACGAAGCCGAACTGAAAGCCGCTCAGGTGCAGGAAAAGCCTGATATTACAACAAAATTCAGGGCATATCTGACCAATGCCGTGGACGCTTCCGAGCGACTGACCGAGTTTCTCAAACAGCACCCTGAACCCGATTTTAGCGCAAGGGTCAAGGAGTTATTCACAAGAATTTTGCAGGAGGTATAATCATGAAACTTTACGAAATTTCCGACAATTTCGCTGACCTGTTCAGCCGTCTGGAGGACTTCGATGACGAGGAACTCACCGATGAGGAGCGTGCCGATTTTCAGCAGGCGTGGTTCGACACACTGGAGGGCATCGAGGAGGAATTCACCGTGAAAGCCGAGGCAGTCGCCCTGTACATCAAGGAACTGTCCGCCCGTGCTGAGGCTATCAAAGCAGAGGAAAAGCGCCTTGCACAGCGCCGCAAGTCCGCCGAGGGTCACGCCGCAAGCCTGAAAGTTTACCTGAAAAACTGCATGGAGCAGATGCACCTGAAAAAGGTGGAGACTGCAAGGGCAAAGGTCAGCATCAGGGGAACTGCCCCAAGCCTGAAAATCACCGACGAGAGCGCCTTTGTGGAGATGCTCCAGACCATAGGACGTGACGATCTGCTCAGGTACTCTCAGCCGGAGATCCGCAAGTCCGAGGTCAAGGCTGCTATCAAGTCCGGCGAGACTTTCGACGGCGCTGAACTGGTGGCAGGTCAGTCTATCATCATTTCATAAGGAGGAAAAGAAAATGCCATTCACACCCGCAACAAGACAGAAATCAAAACTTCGCCTTGCCCTGACAGGTCCGTCAGGGTCAGGCAAGACACTTTCAGCGCTCCTGCTGGCTTACGGTGTCACAAGCGACTGGGCGAAAATTGCCCTCATAGACACCGAGCATGGACGTGCCAAGTTCTACGCAAATCGCTCCGACTTCGGAACAGGCGCTTTCCTCTATCAGGAACTTGCGCCGCCCTACTCCCCGGAGCGCTACATCGCAATGGTTCAGGAGGGCGCTCAGGCGGTGGGTTCTGACGGCGTTGTCATCGTGGACAGCTTCTCACACGCCTGGGACAATGAGGGCGGCGTTCTCGACATCAAGTCCCAGATCGCCAAAAGGCAAGGAAAAAACGACTACACCGCCTGGGACGAAGCCGGAAAAGTTCAGAATAATCTGGTGAACTCCCTGCTCTCTGCCGACTGCCACACGATCATCACCATGCGCACGAAAATGGCGTATGCAATGGAAGTGAACGACCGTGGCAAGACTGTTCCGGTGAAGCTGGGACTTGCTCCGGTACAGCGTGAGAACACCGAGTACGAGTTCGACATCGTGCTGAATATCGCCCGTGACCACACCGCAAATGCCTCCAAGGACACCACTTTTCTGGACTCCTGGCAGGGCATCATCACCCCGGAACTGGGCACTCAGCTTCGTGACTGGCTGGACAAGGGCGTTGAGCCGGAAAAGTGCGCCGACTGCGGCAGTATCATTCACCCGGCGGCAGGCAGGTCAGCGGCACAGATCGCAGAGGGAACGCTCAAAAACTACGGACGCAAGCTGTGCTGGAACTGCATGGCTAAGATAATCAAGGAGGCAAAGGAAAATGCAGCTAAGACCGTATCAGACGGATTTGGTGCGCAGGGTCAGTGAGGCGTGGCGCAGGGGCAGAAAAGCCCCCTGCATCGTGCTTCCCTGCGGCGGCGGTAAGTCAGTTATAGTGGCTGAAATGGCGAAGCGCACCACCCTGGGCGGCAAGCAGGTTTTGTTCCTGGTTCACCGCAAGGAACTGTGCGAACAGATCGAGCGCACGTTCTGCTGGTGGGGCGTAGATATGCGGTTTTGCACGATAATCATGGTGCAGACCGCCTGCCGCCGCCTGGAAAAATTACCGGTTCCGACCCTCATCATCACCGACGAGAACCACCACTCCAAAGCGTCCAGCTACACCAAAGTTTACGACCATTTCCCGACCGCTTACCGTGTGGGCGTGACAGCGACCCCTGTCCGCCTGGACGGGACAGGTCTGGTGGGAGTGAACGATGAGCTGATAGTGGGCGTGACGGCGAAGTGGCTTATCGACAACCACAACTTAGCCCCCTATGACTACTATGCGCCTGACATTGCTGACATGACCGGAATCCGCATAAAACAGGGCGAATTCGACCAGAAGTCCGCCGAGGGGATCATGCTTGAAAAGAAAGTTTTCGGGGACGTTATCGGCTACTACAAGCGCTATGCAAGCGGCGTTCAGGCGGTGTGCTACTGCACCACTGTCCGCCACTCACAGACAATGGCGGAGGAGTTTTCCAAGGCAGGCATCGAGGCGGCGCACATCGACGGCAGTACCCCGAAAGCCGAAAGAGAGCGAATTATAGCGGATTTTCGCCGGGGAGCGATCGACATTCTATGCAACGTTGACCTGATCTCAGAGGGATTCGACGTGCCGGACTGCGGCTGCGTCATCATGCTCCGCCCCACACAATCCCTGACCCTGTACATTCAGCAGGCGATGCGGTGCATGAGATACCGCCCCGGAAAGCGTGCGGTTATCCTCGATCATGTGGGCAACTACGCCCGTCACGGTCTGCCGGACGATGACCGGGAATGGTCACTGGAGGGGCGCAAAAAGCAGTCAGGCAGAAGTGTCGAAAATGGCGATATAGAGCAGTTTTGCACCTGCAAGAACTGCTATGCGGTGTTCCCGAAAATGTCTCAGGGGAAGCCGGTGGAAGCCTGCCCTGAGTGCGGCGAACCGGTGGAGAAAAAGTCTCGCCGGGACATCGAAACGGCGCAGGAAACCGGCTTGCAGAAGATCGAGGGACTGCACTTCGACCGGCAGTCACCGGCGGACTGCAACACCTACGCCGAACTGCTGGACTACGCAAAAAGCCGTGGCTACAAACCGGGCTGGGCGTACTATCAGGCGAAGCGAAGGGGGCTGATCGCATGACCGAGGAACACAAAATTCAGACCCGGATAATGGCGGCGGTGTCCCATGAATGTGCGATTTTCCGCACAAATTCGGGGAATTTCTGGCAGGGGGAACTGGTCTGGTCGAGGGAGTTTCAGCAGAACGTTCTGGTGAACATCAGGCGTGTTGCCGGACTTCCCACCGGTCACGCCGACCTGTCAGGTGTCCGAAAATCCGACGGAAAAGCCGTCTTTATCGAGGTCAAAACAAAGTCGGGGCGACCCAGTGATGCACAGAAGCATTTTCTGGCACAAATGGCGAAATATGGCGCAATTTCCGGTGTCTGCCGAAGTCCCGAAGAAGCATTAAAACTTATCAAAGGAGAGATTTTATGAACTTTTCAAAACCCGCTGAATCAAACTACGGACTCGTTCCTGAGGGAGAGTACGACGTTATCATCAAGGAAGCTTACGAGAATGTCCACAAGACAAACGGAAAGCCCTGCATCAACCTTACATTTACTATCCGCAACGATGTTGACCAGGAGTGCAAGAACCGCAGCCTCTTCCTGACACTCTGGAAGAAGCGTGAGCCGAACGCCGACGATATGCAGGCTGACGGCTACAACTACAACCAGCTCAAAGTCCTGCTCAGTGCGGCAAGAATCGAACAGGTGAACTTCGAGAGCGTCGCTGACTTCTGCCGTGCGCTCATCGGCAAGTGCGTCGTTGTTTCAGTTTACCATGAGGAGTACAAGGGCAAGAAGCAGGAGAGAATATACGGCTTCGACATACTCCCAACAGACAAGCCCGACTGCAAGCACGTTTTCAAGAGTGCAAATTCCGGCACAACTTCCGCCCCCGCTCAGCGCCCTCCGGAGCAGTTTGCGTCACAGCTTCGGGCGGCAGATTTTGAGGAACTGGTCAGCGATTCGGACGTTCCATTTTAAGGAGAATTGTGAACAATTTGTAAAGTTGCACGATAATCTGTGTACCAATTGTAAACAATACATGAACTTTTTATGTAAATCAAACGTTTTCGTTTGAATGGCACGGCTTTTTTGCCCTATTATGGAAACTATTTTTCAAGGAGGTACAACAATGTACGAACTCATTCCAAGCGAACTCAAAGCCCTGAAAAACTGGGTCTGCTGGCGTGCCGTGCCTGATGCCAAGTCCCACAGCGGTGTTAGCAAGCGTCCTGTGAACCCGGTCACCGGGGCGCTTGCCAAGTCCAATGACCCGGCGACCTGGTGCGATTTCGACACGGCGGTTTCGGCTTCAAGCGACTATGCCGGCATCGGTTTCATGTTCGAGGGAAGCGGCTTTTTTGGCGTAGATCTGGACGATTTGGCACTTGACAGCGACATGGTGACCGAGTTCCTCAGCACCCTCAGAAGCTATGCGGAGGTGTCCTACAGCGGCAACGGCGTTCACATCATCTGCCGTGGAAAACTTCCTCCCGGAGGCAGGCGCAGAGGCGGTATCGAGATGTACGACAGCGGTCGTTTTTTCGTCATGACTGGCAGATTTTACGGCAGTTTTCCGGACATTTCCGACGGCCCTCAGGCTATCAGG